ATAACGTGTAGTTAATGTTTCTTAGATTAACTAAAATTTTATCTCCATCAACATAGATTGATGGGTTTGTAAGTGCTGGTCCTTTTAAATCTGTTGATGGTATAACCAATGGATGAATGCTTCCACCATTTTCAATAGCAAGTTTTACGAAATTGTTATCATTTGCAGTCATGTGAATCTTGAAGTATTACGATTAATTATAACACAAATTATATAATTTGTTTTAAATATTTATTCTTCTAAATGAGGAGCACAATATATGTCAGCAGAAATTACATATCTTGGTTCTTCACTATCAATAAAAACAGTACGATGATAAAGACAACTAGGAAAAATAATCCATGTTAATTCAATAGGAGTTGACATATAATTAATATCCATAGAGCACTGCGAAAATCTTGGATCTGAAAATTCAGTTCCACCATATTTTTGATCTCCAGGAATCTTAAGATAAAAAACTCCAGAAAGAAATGCTGGATTATGATTGTGCCATGGTCTTAATCCACTTTCTAAATTTATAGATTTCCAACTTTTATATGCCCAGGAATTTAAATGAAAAGGTTTTAATTTTTCTTGATTATAAACAAAATTTTTTACATTTTCAAGATAGAAAAAGCAAGAATCAATGAAAGTTGATCTGAGTTTTTCCCAATTTTTAGAATTGAATAAGTTTGTATTTGTTTGATATTTCGGATGAGATTGAGTATCAATATACTTACCAGATTCAATTAAATAATTAACATTATCAATCATCTGTTGTTGATCTTCTTCTGTTATTACATCAGAACAATCACATTGAATAATTGATGTTGGAAATATATTGTCTATTTTATATTGTTTCATAGAACCTGATTTATTTTTTCCCCAACATTTGATATTCTTTTGTTCCACCAGTCTATCACAGTTTCATTACTTAATCCAGTATCTAAAAGATTTTTACAAGTATCTACAGCATCAGACCAAGTTTCTGCAAATACCCATGGAGGATTCTCCTCGTACATAAAAGTAGATTGTATCTCTTCCTTTGATCCAACCACCACAGGAATAGCACCATTCATAGATGCCTCATAAAGACGGAAGCAATCTAATGAAGAATTACCACGTCCACAAGGAACAAAAATAGACTTAGAATATATCTTACACATTAAATCTTTTGGTGCGGATTTTCCAACAAAATTTTTTGAAATCTTATGAAACTCATTCAACATTTCTTGTCGGTCATTTTTAATTTCACCAAGAAAAGACCAATTCAAAACCTTATCTTCATTAAAAACTTTACACCCATTCGTATATCCAAGAGGAATATGAATTGTGTTTGGAGTATAAGTGTACTGTGGATGATGATATTGTCTTAAGAATAAATCACAGTAATTACCTAACTGATTAAATTGTTGTAGGTTTTCTGCAATCAACTCATCAGAAAGGCAGGCTATAATTTTAGGTCTTTTCTTTTCAACAAGAGATAAAATTTCATTATATGAATGTGCTCTGGATGCAAAAATAAAAACCTCACCACGTTCATTTAAGTTATGGGAAACTTTACCTTCTGGTAAAATTTCTTTTAGCAAAAAATCAGTTTCCCATAAACCATTTTCAATTACAATCTTCACAGATTAAATTGAGTTTTAATAGTTTCAATCAATTCTTTATTCTTTGAAACTACACCCAAACCAAAGGATTGAGGGAAAGTGCATTTTGGTAAATCAAGTTCATCAAAAAACTTTTTAACCTCATAAACTTTATTATCATAGTTTTCAACACAAACATCATGTAACAGAATTACACCATCTTCTTTTACAAATTTACTCCAGGTTTCAAAATCTCGTTTGATATCTTCATAATGATGACTTCCATCAATGTGAAGAATATCAATCTTTTTATCCCATGTCTTAGCAACTTCTTCAAAATCACCTTTAATAAACTCTAGAGTATCTTGGAGGTGTAATTTTTCTCTTTTCATAGAAACAAATGGGTATGCATCTACTTTGCCAACAAAGTTATCTCCTGCAAAGTTATCAATACCATAGACTTTACCAATTCTAGGTATAGCAAAACAAAAAGTAGAAAATCCAAAATCAACACCAAGATCAACGATTACTTCAGGATTAGTATATCTAACAATCCATTCAGCAAAATCACGATGTCCTTCCCAAGCAGTTGAAGGTGTATCATCAAGATTAGTTAAGAACAATTTATCAATTGCACTATGTCGTTCTGGTAACCTTAGTGTATCTCTACTAAATCCGGATGCGAATACAATAATATTAGGATTTTGAGTTAATTTTCCAAGTTCTAAAAGATTTGAAAATGCCAATCCTATGTAATTTTGTCCAAAACTCATTGCTTCACTCAGGGCATGGAATGTATAGTTTGCACCCAACTGAAGATTTCCAACCTTCAACAATGCAGAACTTAACATAATAAAAACATTAACCCTATTCGGATCAGAATACGGCACAGAAATATTTAAGTATTCCTGACCAAGACTAATTGCTTTTTCAAAGTTTTTAACATCAAAATAATGCTTAAGAATAAACCAAAGGAAATAAATGTTTGATGAATCTTTAGCATACTCCCTTTCACAAATAGAGAGATAAAACAATTGTTTATCTACAGTAGGTGGTTCTACTTGCTTGGTAATTTTAATAGTTGTATCAACACTAACTTCATTCAAATAGTTTTCTGTTGGTAAAAACTTTGGAGTTTCATGGATAGCACTAGTCCATATATAATTTTTTGTTCTATGAAAACGAACATGAGCAGCTTGACCTAGGGTAGGGTCTTCTTCTTCATCCTTCTTATCATACCTCTCATGTTTAAAAGCAGTGAATTCGTCAGAAATTACTTCAAGACCATCAACAAATAGATCAGAAATATCTTCATTAAAATCTAGTGAGAATGCCCAATCAGTTTCAACATAAGAAAGTGCCTGATTTCTTGCAACAGAGAAATCAAATTCTTCTCTGGTTTGTGGATGCTCATGGACAGTAATGCCAGCATCTCTCAAAAGTTGAACCGTATTATCAGTACTTCCAGTATCAACAACTACAGTGTGTGAAAACTTTTTTGAATTCTCAATAAATTTTTCAACATTCTTTTCTTCATTTTTACAAATTGCATAAAGTGTTACATCCATTTTTTTACCCTCATTTGATTGTTTAACATGACACCAGTGCCAAATTTTCTGTGAATATGTATATTCTAAATTTCCATTTAGAAAAAATACGGTTTTATCTTTAAAGTATTCGTTAACTGCTTGAATGACTCCACCCCAACAAGGAGCATAGTCATCTCCTGCAATCATTCCACCTGGTTTAAGTTTAGGATACCAAGCAGCGATATCTGCTAAAACATTTTCATAATCATGTGAGGCATCAATAAAAATAAAATCAATACTTTCATCTTTAAATTTAGATACCACATCTAAACTTGCCCCCTGAATGGGAGTCACAATATTTGATACTCCACATAAAGAAGTATACGTCTTAAAAAGTTCTAGTAGAGAAGATGAATGATCCTCAATATCTTTGATAAGTTCTGCATGTTCTTCGCTACCCTCAAAGGTATCGACTGCATAAACTTTTATATTTTTTTGAGATTCTTTAACTAGTTGCCCTAAACAAGAGGCAGATTTCCCCATCCAAGAACCTATTTCAACAAAGATAGATTCTTCGGGAAAAGTATTTACCGCTAATTTATATACTAAATCTGAATCAAAAAATCCAGGTACATCTTTCCAATTCATAAGTATTTTTTCCAATCAATGCAAGGTGATAATAAACTCGATTCACAATGTGTAGAATATCCAGGAATGCTAGAAATTAAGTTTCTTCCATTAGTATGTAGTTCCAAAAATTTACCATGATCATAGGATGGTTCATAATTTATTGAGTATTTAATATGTGTAGTTTTATCTTCCTTTAGAAATTTAAATTTAGTTGCGAAAGTATTAGTTGTGGATGGAACCGGCATCCAATGTGATAATTCAGTATGAAGAACCTTGGTCATAAAATCCTTATACATCTCCTGATACTTATCACCATGATCATAAAGAGTCACATACTCAACAGGTAAAGTAAATCCATCTAAAAGAATTTTATCCCAACCTGGACGATGTACATAATCATCTTCTACGAAATAAATTATAGTTTCATCATCAAAATTTTGAGAGAGAATATGATTTACTGTTTTAATAAAACTTTGAGACTCTTTTCCACAATCAATCTCATAAACATTGGTTTCATTTTTTAAGAACGTATCTTCTCTTTCCCCATAATGCTTATCATATACGATTGTATATTCTGTTGTTTCTGGATTTAGAGTATTCTTAAAGTTCTGAAATACTTTTTCTTTATCCCACCACTCTGGTCTTTGTTTTCCTGGGCTTTCTTGAATTTTGGAGTAATAACAATGCCTTAAAAATACTTGAATTTTTTTCATACTAAATTACCAGAGATAGAAATTCTAAAATCATCACTTGTAGTGAATGGATAAACACAATGAGATAAGTGTGCAGGAAATAATACTATTCTTCTCTCCCAATCATGATCAACATATAGGGTTTCAAGAGTTAAGTTTCCAAGAATATTTGGATATAAGAATTGAAATGCCGATGCCGCTTTATTTTTTGACTCTTTTACATGAGGAGCATTTAATTCATTCTCCACTTTGTAAGGAACCTTCAACCAACAAACAAAACTGAATGTTCCTCCGTGATGATGAACCGGATTAAACTCATTCTTCTTTTGAAAATTAACCCAAAGGTTTCCTGCTTCAAAATGAAAATCACCAAGTTTTCTTAAAAAGTTCCAATTCTCCCCATAAGACTTACACATCTCATTCATAAATGGTTCAAGATATGGAAGAGACTTTGGAAGACCATATTGCATTTCTATGTTTCCTGCAAGACCATCATTCCATTTTTGATGTCTACCCCAATCAGATTGGATTTCTTCAACCTCATCCATAATAATATTATAAAGATGATCTGGAAGGACTGCTGTTGTTACTCCAGGATTTGGTAGTGATATATGAGTAAATTCCATATTTCTAAAAATCAAATATTAAATTTAGAGTATATTTTTACATTTTCTTCTCCTATTATATCAATAGGATTTTCTGATATTTTAGACAAAACCGGTCGAATTTTATGCAAATCTTTCAATCCCCAGTTTACATCTTTATCCTCAGAGCATGTATTTACGATATTATTTAAATTGTTTTCATGTTCAGGAACCTCTAAAAAATTATAAATTTTACTAATTTCTTGATTAGGATTAGAAATTAATTCATTATAATCAACAAGATGAACTAGGTTTGGATAATTTCTAAGTCCATATATCATAGCACCATATGAAGGTGCAACATAATATCTCCAAATATATTCTGTACGGTTATTGTTTGTAATTGGTAGATTATCCTTTCTTAAATGATTATCTATGAAATTATCCACATGATTCGTTCTTTTTATCAATGAAATATATGATGTTAAAACTTCTGGAATAGGACGATATGTTGCAACAACTTTAGGTTTATTAGAAAGAAATTTTTGCACAGTGTCTAAATTCTTACCCCAAAACCTATGCTTATCTAAAATAATTGGTTTTGAAATATGATTATAAAAATTTGCTAACACTGACGAATAAACATTATAAGATACTTGTTCTCGATCAAATGTAAACTGAACATCTACACGCTCAAATGTTTTTTCAATATCAGTTACAATATCACCCAAAGGTGATGTTGGAGATACATAAATGTCTGGATGTTGACTTAAAAGAGATCCCAATAATGTGGAACCACTTCTTGGAAGACCTCCAAGAAAATATAATGTCTTCATATCTTATTGCTTTTTATTATGTATTATAGCACGGAATCATCGTATTTAAGTGCTGCCATATGACTATATCCAGAACTCACTTTTTTCCAGTTATTTCCTCCGGCAAATGTGGTAACTGGAGTAGAAATTTTAGTATTAGTTGAAATACGATTTCCAAGTTTTCCACTAAATTCCGAACCCCAAGTCCATAAGGTTCCATCAGCCTTAATTGCTGCGGTATTTTCAAATCCACAACTTACTTGTTTCCAGTTAGTTCCTCCAGCAAATGTGGTAACTGGAGTGGATCTATCAGTCAAACCATTAGTTCCAAGTTTTCCGTCAAATCCATATCCCCAAGTCCACAGTGTTCCGTCGGTTTTGATTGCTGCCGTGTTGTTACCTCCAGCACTTACTTGTTTCCAGTTAGTTCCTCCAGCAAATGTGGTAACTGGAGTGGATCTATCAGTCAAATCATTAGTTCCGAGAGCACCATTATATGCTCCACCCCAAGTCCATAAGGTTCCATCAGTTTTGATTACAGTAGTATGATATCCTCCACAACTTACTTGTTTCCAGTCTGTTCCTCCGGCAAATGTTGTGATTGGAGTTGATACAGTACCTGTTGTAATTCCATTTCCAAGTCGCCCCCGAAGTGAATTACCCCAAGTCCATAAGGTTCCATCAGTCTTGATTGCTGTTGTATGTCGAATTCCAGTACTTACTTGTTTCCAGTCTGTTCCTCCAGCAAATGTGGTAACTGGAGTGGAGCTATTAGTCAAACCATTAGTTCCAAGTCGTCCATAACCTCCATTACCCCAAACCCATAAGGTTCCGTCGGTCTTGATTGCTACTGTACAAAGTCTAGCAGCACTTACTTGTTTCCAATTAGTTCCTCCAGCAAAAGTAGTGACCGGAGTGGAATTGATGAAGTTTACAGAAGCATTTCCATTTATCCCATAAAAACCATATCCCCAGGACCATAGAGTTCCATCAGTTTTAATTGCCGCAGTATGATATCCTCCGGCACTAATTTCTTTCCAATTAGTTCCTCCTGTAAATGTAGTTACTGGAGTAGAAAAGACATTTATAGAAGTATTGCCTAATTGTCCTTCGCCTGCCGATCCCCAACCCCACAAATTTCCATTACGAAATAAATCTGCAGTAATAAAAATATCATCAAAACTATAATCAAGTCCGTTTTGTCTGAAGTTATAAAATGTTGGCATTGGGGAGAAGAAATATTTTTACTTGGAAATAACTATTGGCGTATTCATTTTTTCACTCCAATTGTTTAACCAATCCACCATTTCATCACTTATCTTTTTATTATTTATTGGAAGAACCTTTAGATATTGACCCATATGATTAGTTTCAACAGAAATTAATACATTACACTTATCCGGTCTCATTTCTTCAGGTAATATATGTTGACTCCAGGCACACTGATAAGTTCTACAAACCTCTGGTCGTCCTTTGTGAACACCACAACCACCATCTTCTAAAAATTTACAAGATTTTCCACACCCAAATTCCCATCCAAAAGCATCACCAACTAACCAAGAACAGCAAGCGGTGCAATCACCACAAGATCTAAACTGTGACATAATCTACCTCCCTATAAAAATATTGATATGGTTCATAATCACCTGGTTGATATAAAGATTTCATGTTTCCATTTCCGGTTCCAATCCAGAACTCTCTATCTAATCTGAAATCGGAAGTCAAAAAAGAATCATCTAATTGATTTATATAAGAAGCATTAGCCCACCAAAAGTTCCCTACAAAATGCTTTGTTCCTGCTTTCTCCCAAGATTGTCTACCATCACTCCAAGTTGTTGGTCCTAAAATCTTAAGATTACTTCCTACAGCATCATATTCGTCTAACTGCTCAACACAATCTTTCCACCGATCAATCACAAAATGTTCCATCATTAGTCTCCAACTCTCACCATTCATACTCTGATGAGTCAATCCTTTCATATGAAAATAGAGAACTTTATAATCACTATTTTCTTTACAAAAATCTCTTAAAGAAATTAACGTTTCTGTTTCTTCTTTCCAATTCTCATTTATCTTTACCGTTGCATTTTCAGGAAGATTGAAAAGTTCTTTATCACCATTTAAACCAAAATGAATATGATTTGCTTTTTGTATTAAACCAGATGTATAAAGCCTATGAACCTGGGATTGGTACATGAACGCACCAAAAGAAAGTTGAGAGATATGATAGAAGATTGCTATTTTCATATCCTATACTTAACCCCTTCCATTCCTTTAACAACATTTAATCCAAGATTTGGAATAGTAATTATATTTTTTTTATTCAAAAACCGATATAAGGAATGCTCAATATCAGTTCCGGCAGTATACTGCATCATTCTTTCCAGATATACAAATGCTTTTTCAAGTGAAGATACTGCCTCATAAAACAGTGATCTATCAAAAGACCACAATCCAGTCACCATCATTCCTTTGGCACCATAAAGATAAGCATAGACATTTTCCAACTCTTTCTCATCAAAGTTTTCTTGTTCTTCTGTCAGATAATCGTATTTTTTAATCACATAATAATTTTCCAGAAATTTACTTTCATAATCTTTAATATCAAAATAATCATTTAAAGTATATCTCCCCGTCAATTTAAAAACTCTTTGACTGTCATTGAACAAATTATGCTGCTGAACAAAGTAAAGAGTATTCAGTAGACCCCTTGTTTCCAATAAAGATTTTCCGTATGTAATATACTTAGAATCCTTTTGAATATTCGCATAAAGTGCTTTCAATCCAGGTTCATCATAAAACTCCAGAAATAAATCACACTCTTTTCTTAAGATCTCTTTATGTCTTTCTTCTATAGATCTGGAAGAACATTCAAATAATATGATATAAGATTCTGGTGCTTTTTCTCTAACCGACTTAATTGTTTCCAGTGTCTGTTCAAATCTCTGCTCCTCTGTATAGGCACTAAACTTATCTTCCTGAAAATGCTTCAGTGCGGATCCAACTAAAAATAAAAACTTCATAGCATACCTCTCTTCCAAGCCCATAATTGTTCATCGATTTGGTTCTCTTCACGGTAAGAACCTTTTTCTATTTTATCCGTCCACATTTGAAGAAGATTAATTTTATCCTCTTCACTCACACAGAACTCATGATTAAACCAGTAGTTCATTTTCCCGTCTTTGGGAATTAACTGATAAAAACTTTCAACCTTTAATCCATACTTTGCAATATTACGACTCACCAAATAATCATCAAGAATATGGTGAGGTTCGTATCCAAAATTCTTTTCTAGATCCATAGGATTAATTTGATCTACAAATTGCTCTGGATCTTCATGTGGTTTCCAAGCATGTCTTGTCCAATCACTAAAGATACAAACCCAGGTGCAGGCAGCAATGTTTCTTCCATCTCTTCTTACATAGTTATTGTGCTTGAAACGAAATGGATAGTAGTCATGACGATTAAAAATCACACAGTCTTTATCATAAATCTCTGTTAAGTCGGGACAGTTTGGATGTATCAAAGCATCCGCATCAATAAAAATTGTCCAATCATAATTTGCTCCAATCTCATACAACTGGAACTTTTCCATATTGCAAGAGAGATGTGGAAACTTTCTTTCGTTGATGATAATAAAATCTGCACCAATCTTTTCAGCATACTTCCTCATGTAAGGATATGTGAATTTAGTGATTTCTTTATTGTAATTAATGTCCAGTGTAACGAGTGCTTTCTTCATAATCCATATTAAAACTAATGACTATCCTTTGTTCCCGTTCTTCTTCAGTATAATGTGTGAATGAACTTGGAAAAATAATTAACAAACCAGGATAAGGTTTGATAGAAGTATTGGGAAGAATTAGTGGTACTGAATTTTTACCGACAGAAACATAAAATGCTCCGCTTAAAATACTCTCACCATTTTCCCCATGATTATGTGCCTTTAATCTACTTCCAGGTTCTGTAATATTAAACCAACTATTAATAAATTTAAGTTTTGAAATATCATACTTATCACAGTACAGTTTAACATATTTTTTAATAATTTTGTTTAAACTCTGCAACTCTTCATACATCAATGTTGGCATTCCAAAGTTAAAACTAGAAGTCCCTTTTGTAAGAAGACCGTGATCACTAGTTTTACTTGAGTACAAGACATTACATATGCTATGTAGGTTCAAGAAGGATAGATCATATTGCTCTATCATTTAAAAACTCCTCCAATTGTTTCAGAGGTTCGTCCCAGTTTCTGGGTTTCTTTTGTTTAAACAGATGAACATTATCTCCATACCACCAAGATTTTCCTGTGGAACTAGTCCAAAGATAATACTCCATAATAGGAACAAAGACGCAAACTTCCTTACCTTGTGCTGCTGCAATATGAGCAATCGAAGTGCAGGAAGTAATTACCAGATCCATTTGAGATACAAGTGAGAATGTATCTGTAAAGTCACGATTAGGAATATCAAAAGTCTTTACATCATATCCTTCTGGTGGTGTTTGGTCTGGAAGTTGTAATGAATATAAAGATGCACTTGTTTTTGAGAGTGTATCAAATAATGGTTGAGGATCTATAGAACGGAAATGTGCCTGTTCAAATCCAGAACCAGAGTTCCAGAACATTCCAATCTTATAGTTTTGATCTTCTTGTAGATAGGAATATTGCGTTTCTTTTTCTGGGAGTGGTTTTAAGTAAGGTGTTTGTCCCAAATCTTCTACCTTAAGATTGAGATAATAAGGAAGTGCAAGAGCATAAACCCACTGTGCATCTTTAGGTAGATCTGGTTTGTCCCATACACATACAGTTTCAAATCCATTATAATTGAACAATTTTTGAATATCTCTTCTGGTTGTTGTCCAGATTGGTTTCATTCCAAGTTCTTCAAGATGTTTCATAAAACGAACGTGAATAATTTCATCACCAGCACCACACTGACTATCAATTACAATAGTTTGATTTGGAATAACTGTCCCATCCCACTTTGGAAATGGTGGAAGTTCCCGATTTTTATATGCTTCTACTTCTCCTGCCTTGAGAAAATGTTGAAGTCCTGTGTGAATATCATCCTTGCGGAAGTAGTGACCAGAAAGATTATGATATGCTTTTCTTTCTATTTCTTCTGGTAATGATTTTTTAATCAGATCAAATAAAAGTTTTTCAGATTTCTCTTTTTGATTAAGAGCAGAATAAGAAAAAGTTTCCTCTAAAAGAAGTTCAGTATCTTGAGGATTTTGTGATTTGATTTTTGAAATTTGAGTTATTGCTTTTTCTGGATAATTATTTTGATTGTATGCGTTAATTAAATTTTTTGCAGTCACATAAAGTTCTTCTTTTGACTTTGCCAACTTAAGTGCTTTTTCGCCATAAGTAATCGCATTCGAGAACTCTTTAATCTCAAAAAAAATCTTTGCTACATCATTATATTGTTGGAAAGTTTCTGCCCTCTTTCCAAATGCCTGAAGAACTTTTGTAGTAAGTTCCTTTTCTTCAAACGAATATAGTGTTTTTGTGACCAACTCAAGAGGGTTCATAAAGAATATTATGTTAATTTGTTGTATTTATCAAAAATCTACGGACTTGATTGCTGCTGCATTATTTGGACCAATACTTACTTGTTTCCAATCAGTTCCACCTGCAAATGTGGTAATCGGAGATAATATAGAACCTATTATTGTCCCGTTTCCAAGTTTACCGGCTCCGGCAAGACCCCAAGTCCATAGAGTTCCATCAGTTTTGATTGCTCCCGTTGAATACGAACTACTCACTTGTTTCCAATTAGATCCTCCTGCAAATGTGGTGGATGGAGTACTAACAACATTTGAATAATTAACTCCCAAGGATGCTGTAACTCCAAAAACATATAAAGATCCATTATTTTTAAGTGCTAAAGTACTTGATGCAGATGTAGAAACTTGTACCCAATCAGTTCCACCAGCAAATGTAGTTACCGGAGTAGATGAATTGTCTGTAGTGTTTATACCTAATACTCCAGAATAATTATACCCCCAAGTCCATAGAGTTCCATCAGTCTTAATTGCTGCTGTAGATGAATAACGTGAATCCGATAGTTCCCCTCCACAACTTACTTGTTTCCAGTTAGTTCCACCGGCAAAAGTAGTGATTGGAGTAACTACATCTGTAAATGTATTAGATTCACCATTTCCAAGTTCTCCGTTTCTATTCGTTCCCCATAACCATAAGGTTCCATCAGTCTTAACTGCCGCAATGTGACTTTGTCCAGAACTTACTTGTTTCCAATTAGTTCCACCGGCAAAAGTAGTGATTGGAGTAAGAGATTGAAATCCATAACCAAGATCTCCAAGTTGACCATAAAAATTAGCACCCCAAACCCATAATGTCCCATCAGTTTTGATTGCTGCGGTTGTATATCCTCCACAACTTATTTGTTTCCAGTTGGTTCCTCCGGCAAATGTGGTGACTGGAGTATTAACTTCAATATCATTATTATTACCAACTTGCCCATTTATATTATAACCCCATAACCATAAAGTGCCATCGGTCTTAATTGCTCCAGTTGCAGAATATCCAGTACTCACTTGTTTCCAATTAGATCCTCCCGCAAATGTAGTGATTGGAGTAAGCACATTTGCAGATGAAACTTTATTATTACCAAGTCTACCATCAAATTCCACTCCCCAAGTCCATAGAGTTCCATCGGTCTTAATTGCTGCCGTAGTATAATATCCTGCTACTATTTGCTTCCAATTTGTCCCCCCTGTGAATGTGGTAACTGGTGTAAAAGCATTATTCGTATTATTTGTACCCAATGATCCATATTGATTTGTGCCCCAAACCCATAAAGTTCCATCGGTCTTAATTGCCATCGATGCATAATCAAACTCAAAACTAAATCCTGATGAAGATGATATAGTATAAAGATCTTCTGGATTTGATGTTGGCGTATTTGCCCAGTTAGTTCCACCGGCAAAAGTAGTTATTGGAGTACTAGTATATTGCTCAAATAATAATGATCCAATTCCTAAATTCGAATCATAACCCCAAGTCCATAGAGTTCCATCTGTCTTGATTGCTACTGTATGATTGTATCCAACATCCACTTGTTTCCAATTAGTTCCACCGGCAAAGGTAGTTACTGGAGTTGATCTCTCTTCTGTTTTAGTATTTCCAAGTTCTCCTTTTGCATTAAGACCCCAAGTCCATAGAGTTCCATCATTTTTAACTGCTGCCGTATTTCTTCCCGAAATACTTACTTGTTTCCAGTTGGTTCCACCAGCAAAGGTAGTTGCAGGAATATTTCCATTACTAGTAGTTGAATTAGTATTCCCTATTAAATAATTATTTTCACCAAATATATACAATTCCTTATTAATTCCATCATCTTTAAGTGCTATTGTATGAGAAAGACTGGTAAAGACTTGTTTCCAATTAGTTCCCCCGGCAAATGTGGTGACTGGAGTAGATCTATTAGTTATGCCCGTATTTCCAAGTTGTCCAGAATTTCCATAACCCCAAGTCCATAAGGTTCCATCAGTCTTAATTGCTGCCGTATGAAGTTCTCCAGCACTGACTTGTTTCCAGTTGGTTCCTCCGGCAAATGTAGTAACAGGAGTGGAGTTGATAATTGAAGTTGAGGCATTTCCAAGTCGTCCACTAATTCCATTACCCCAAGTCCACAAGGTTCCATCGGTCTTGATTGCTGATGTATGAAGAGCCCCAGCACTCACTTGTTTCCAGTTGGTTCCTCCGGCGAATGTGGTGACTGGAGTAAGTCTATCACCAGTTACAATACCATTTCCAAGTCTTCCATAAGTTCCACGACCCCAAGTCCATAAGGTTCCATCGGTCTTAATTGCTGCTGTATGAGCATCTCCAGAACTTACTTGTTTCCAATTGGTTCCTCCGGCAAATGTTGTGGTTGGAGTAAATCTATTAAATGAAGAAAACCCACCAAGAGCCCCAGTAGTTCCATTACCCCAAACCCATAAAGTTCCATCATTTTTAACTGCTGCTGTATGCCTAGATCCAGCACTTACTTGCTTCCAGTTGACATTATTATCAATAAGAGTAGGAACAAAAAATCGTATTGATCCTGTTCCAGTATATGTAATATCTCCAAATGAATATAATCTTTTATTTACTCCATCATCAAAAAGTGCTACTGTATGATTGGTGCCAGAACTTACTTGTTTCCAGTTGGTTCCTCCGGCAAATGTGGTAATAGGAGTGGAGTTGATAATTGAAGTTGAGGCATTTCCAAGTCGTCCACTAATTCCATTACCCCAAGTCCACAAGGTTCCATCGGTCTTAATTGCAGCATTATGTCCAGGTCCAACATTTATTTGTTTCCAGTTGGTTCCTCCGGCAAAGGTAGTAACAGGAGTGGATACATTGGTTGTTACTGCATTTCCAAGTCTTCCGGAATTTCCATTACCCCAAGTCCAAAGAGTTCCATCAGTTTTGATTGCTGATGTATGTAAACTTCCGGAACCTACTTGTCTCCAATCAGTTCCTCCAGTAAATGTAGTGACTGGAGTGGATCTACTAGTCGTGTCCGCATTTCCAAGTCTCCCAAAAGATCCATAACCCCAAGTCCATAAGGTTCCATCGGTCTTGACTGCTACTGTATGTTGATTTCCAGAACTCACTTGTTTCCAGTTGGTTCCTCCAGTAAATGTTGTTTTTGGTTCATTATCATTTAGAATATTTACTGCTAATAAATTAGTATTTCCCCAAACATAAAGTTGCTTATTTACTCCATCATCTCTCAATGCTACTGTATGGTCATTACCAGAACTTACTTGTTTCCAGTTAGTTCCTCCGGCAAATGTAGTAACAGGAGTGGATACACTAAGACCTACCGCTACCAAATTTCCAAGTTTTCCAGAACCTCCAAATCCCCAGGTCCAAAGAGTTCCATCGGTTTTGACTGCTGCTGTATGGTCATTACCAGAACTCACTTGTTTCCAATTAGTTCCTCCAGCAAATGTAGTGACTGGAGTAGATCTATTACCTGTTATAATGCCATTTCCAAGTCGTCCATTAACTCCATTACCCCAAACCCATAAGGTTCCATCGGTTTTAACTGCTGCCGTCTGATTAATACCAGAACTGACTTGTTTCCAGTCGGTTCCTCCGGCAAAGGTAGTAACTGGTGTTAGTTTATTGGCAGTATCAGTATTCAATCCAAGTTGTCTATTATTATTAATACCCCAAGTCCATAAGGTTCCATCGGTTTTGATTGCTACCGTATGAAATGCTCCAGCACTAACTTGTTTCCAATTAGTTCCTCCAGAGAATGTAGTAACTGGTGTTAGGTTATTTGATTGATTATTAGTTCCAAGTCTTCCAAAATTTCCTGTACCCCAAACCCATAAGGTTCCATCAGTCTTAATTGCACAAACGTGGTTGTATTTGCATGAAACTTGTTTCCAATTAGTTCCTCCAGCAAATGTAGTAATTGGAGTGGATATATTAATATTAATACTTGAATTAATGCCAAGTCTACCAAAATTATCAGAACCATTTGAACCCCATCCCCATAAAGTTCCATCGGTTTTAATTGCAAAAATACTTTCTCCGAAAGGAGTTGCTTCCGTATAAACATTACAAGAAATTTGTTTCCAGTTAGTGCCTCCAGAAAATGTAGTGACGGGAGTTATTTTACTAAATAAATCATTAGTTCCGAGTTGACCATAGACATTATCTCCCCAAGTCCATAAGGTTCCATCGGTCTTGATCGCCGCCGTATGTTTACCCCCGGCACTTAAGGTATAAAGATCTTCCGGTTCTACTGTAGGAGTATCTGCCCAGTTATTTCCTCCGGCAAAGGTAGTTACTGGAGTACTTATTGCAGATATAAATTGCGGTCTTCCAAGTTGTCCATTAGTTCCACTACCCCAAGTCCATAAAGTTCCATCAGTCTTGATTGCCGAAGTATGATCATTACCAGAACTCACTTGTTTCCAATCGGTTCCTCCGGCAAATGTAGTGATTGGAGTAGATCTAGACCCTGTTGCAATTCTATTTCCGAGTCTTCCATTAAATCCATTACCCCAAGTCCATAGGGTTCCATCAGTCTTGATTGCTGATGTATGAGAATTTCCACCACTTATTTGTTTCCAGTTGGTTCCTCCGGCAAATGTGGTTACTGGAGTAGATATATTACCTGATGCGACTGCATTTCCGAGTGTTCCTAAAGATGCACTACCCCAAGCCCATAGGGTTCCATCAGTCTTAATTGCAGAAGTATGTAAATTTCCAGCACTTAAGGTATAAAGATCTTCTGGTTCTACTGTAGGAGTATCTGCCCAGTTGTTTCCTCCAGCAAAGGTAGTTGCCGGAGTACTAATATTAAAAATAACAATACCAACATCTTGACTTCTTCCCCATGTCCACAAAGTTCCATCGGTTTTGATTGCTGCTGTATGATTGTATCCAACACTTATTTGTTTCCAGTTGATTCCTCCAGTAAATGTAGTGACTGGTGTAAAAGTATACTCTATATTATCACCTATTCCCAAATAATAAGACCCATTCCCCCAAACCCATAGAGTTCCATCAGTCTTGATTGCGGCAGATCTTTCTCTCGATATAGATAAAGTATAAAGATTTTCCGGATCAGTATCTATATCTGCCCAGTTGGTTCCTCCGACAAATGTGGTAACAGGAGTGGATCTATCGGTTATATCTGCATTTCCAAGACTTCCATATAATCCATTACCCCAAGTAAAAAGTTCTTTATTAACTCCATCATCCCTTAATGCCATTGTACGAGCACTTCCCGAACTTACTTGTTTCCAATTAGATCCTCCTGCAAATGTGGTGATTGGAGTGGATCTAAAAGTTACTTGGAAATTCCCAAGTGCCCCCAAACCACCATCACCCCAAGTCCATAAGGTTCCATCAGTCTTGATTGCTGCTGTATGAAAACCTCCAGCATTGACTTGTTTCCAATTAGTTCCCCCGGCAAATGTGGTGACTGGAGTAGATCTATTAGTTATGCCCGTATTTCCAAGTTGTCCAGAATTTCCACCACCCCAAGTCCATAGGGTTCCATCGGTCTTGATTGCAGTTGTATGTTCACCTCCACCACTTACTTGTCTCCAATTGGTTCCTCCAGCAAAGGTAGTGACTGGAGTGGATATATTACCCGTTGTTACTGCATTTCCAAGTCGTCCAGAAGTTCCATATCCCCAAGTCCATAAGGTTCCATCAGTCTTAATTGCTGTGGTATAACGAAGTCCAGAACTTACTTGTTTCCAATTGGTTCCACCGGCAAATGTTGTGGTTGGAGTGGATCTATTGCCTGTTATTATTGCATTTCCAAGTTGGCCATAATTTCCTACTCCCCAAGTCCATAGAGTTCCATCAGTCTTGATTGCTGATGTATGATAAAGTCCGGAGCTTACTTGTTTCCAGTTCGTTCCCCCAGTAAATGTAGTGACGGGAGTGGATTTATTGGTTATATCTGCATTTCCAAGTTGCCCATCTCCCCCAAAACTCCAAGTCCATAGGGTTCCATCGGTCTTAATTGCTGCGGTATGAAGATCCCCACCACTTACTTGCCTCCAGTTGGTTCCTCCAGTAAATGTAGTAACTGGAGTGGATGCATTGCCTGTCGTTACTGCATTTCCAAGTCTTCCATATAATCCATTACCCCAAGTCCATAGAGTTCCATCAGTTTTGATTGCTGCTGTATGTTGAAATCCAGCACTTAAGGTATAAAGATTTTCTGGATCTGTATCAACAATTGCCCAGTTAGTTCCTCCAGAAGATACGGTGATTGGTGTTGATATATAAAAATCTGGATATGGTCTACCAAGGTTAGAAGAAGCAGAGCTACTACCCCAAGTCCATAAGGTTCCATCAGTCTTAATTGCTGCTATTTCATCACTTGAAAGACTTACTTGTTTCCAACTTCCTTGGGTATATAATGTAGTAACTGGATTTACTGATCCTAAAACAGCATTATTTCCAAAAACTCTGGAAAAATTAGAACCCCAAAACCATAGAGTTCCATCAGTTTTGATTGCTGCTGTACTAAATTGTCCAGTACTTACTTGTTTCCAATTAGTTTCACCAGAAAAAGCAGTAATTGGAACGCTTCTGGGAACAGAAGATGAAGAATTAAATTGAACTGAAGTAACAATTGATCCCCAAGACCATAAGGTTCCATCAGTTTTTATTGCGAATGTATTATTTGCACCAGTACTTACTTGTTTCCAATCAGTTCCTCCAGTAAATGTAGTGACTGGAGTAGATATACTACCTGTTGCAATTCTATTTCCGAGTCTTCCTGAACCTGCTTGTCCCCACATCCAAAGTTCTGGAGGAATTCCAATTTGCTGACCAATCTCCGGATAGACACTGATCAAATAATCTTTGGTAATTAATTTAGTTCCTAAGTCAATACCATCACTATCTCTAAAATTAGTTTGAACTCTATTGGAAGACATAGTTTTTAATTATTATTAAAATCTGAATTTAATTCGGAACTGGAATTGGATTCATATAAACTCAACTTTTTTTTATTTTTTGATTCCATATTTCTTTTCATTCTCTCCATAACTTTATCTTCAAGCAAAACAACATTATAAACATCATCAATAGTTTCACATTCATCTATTTCGTTTATTTTTTGCAATTCCCAATCAAATGCCTGCTGAACTACTACATCAATTTCTCCAATAATTTGTTGAAGATTTTGTGGAGTAATTGATGCCCAAGTATTTTTAAATTTATAATTACAAGTCCCAGTGAATGAAGATAATTTCGAAGTTAGCAATAATCTCTCTTCTCTTGAAGTTGATATTTCTACAGGATTTCCATTAACAAAAATTTTAGCAACTGTATTTTCTTTATTTTTTCTTATTGGTGCAATTTCTTTTTTACGAAGTTCTTTGACTTCTTCCAAAGTTTTATCTATAATAGTATAAGTTAATTTAACACTGACCGGAACATTATTTTCTTCTACAATTTCCCAGGCGTAATTGCCAATATTATGATATTTAAGATCATGTATTGGTATTTCTTTTTCTATCGAAACAAGATGACTTAAACCATCCGAAAAATGAATTGGAAGATCTCTAAAACTTTGAGAAGATATACGATCTTCAAGTTCAAGATCTTCCAATTCGCTATTAATCATACGCACATTTAGTCCCATTGGTCCAAGTATTAATGAGTTATTATGAATTAATGCGATTTCCATATTTTTTTAAATTATTTATCTTATGAGAGTGGATATTCTGCATTAATTCCAGATTGTACTGCTGATACATGTATCCTTCCAAAGGACACTTGTTTCCAGTTGGTTCCTCCAGCAGTCGTAGTGATTGGAGTGTATGCTCTATTTTGAAAACTCTGTATAGTATTATTTCCTAACTGACCATCACCATTATAACCCCAAGTCCATAAGGTTCCATCAGTCTTGATTGCTGCCGTATTTCCATATCCACCATCCACTTGCTTCCAATTAGTAGCATTACCATCAACTTCTACTGGAACCCAATTCTGAGGATTACCAAGTCCAAGTTCATAATCATCAAAATTAGATCCCCAAACATATAGTCTTTTATTTACACCATCATCATTAAGAGCAATTTGCACACCACCAGAACTATGCACTTGTTTCCAATTTGTTCCTCCAAGAAATGTCGTAATTGGTGTAGGTACACGTCCATCTACTACATCGGTTCCCATTATTATCCCATTCCCAAGTTCTCCATATCCTCCATAACCCCAAGTCCATAGGGTTCCATCAGTTTTTATTGCGAATGTATTATTATTTCCAGCACTGACTTGTTTCCAGTTGGTTCCTCCGGCAAATGTAGTGATCGGAGTAGATGTAACGCCGATAAAAGAACCTGAAGCATCATCATTAATTCCAGGTTGAATGTCAATTTGATTTGATATATTTTCATAAAAAACCATTTCCCAAACTAAAGTTGGTGATCCGAGTATCCCATTTTGAAAAGAAATATGACCTTCAAATCTTACACGATAAGTTCTATTTGGAGAAGTTCCTTCCGTACCATAATAAATTCTTTGGGCAGATCTATCAGCGGTTGAAATTTGTATTTTTGGAATTGGTGGAGTTGCAGTTGTATAATTCCAATTAATAGTTTGATCATAATCATCGGCAGGTTTTGTTCCAAAAGTTATATAAGAATTAGTACTTACATAAATTTTATTATACGATACTCCATTATAAGAAATATTAAAGGGTAAAGTTAATTCCCAAAATCCATCATCATCAGGGGCATATTGAGGACTAGGATTTTTAAAATCTGGAGTTGTAGATTGACTCAAAGATGCTGGACCTAATATCAATGTTGAAATGTTAGTTAAAATCCCACCAGAACCATCTGTTATTATTCTTTGACCATTGTTAGGTACGGGATTAAAACTAGTTGTTCCAGATAATATAGTAGTTGTATTACATATTGCAGATAATCCAGCAACAACAAAAGAAAAAATTCCAAGTTGTCCTTCAGTATTACTACCCCAAGTCCATAAGGTTCCATCAGTCTTAACTGCTGCCGTAAAATTACTTCCAGAACTTACTTGTTTCCAGTTGGTTCCTCCGGCAAAGGTAGTGACTGGAGTGGATATATTACCCGTTGTTACTGCATTTCCAAGTCGTCCAGAAGTTCCATATCCCCAAGTCCATAAGGTTCCATCAGTCTTGATTGCCGAAGTATGATCATTACCAGAACTCACTTGTCTCCAATCGGTTCCTCCGGCAAATGTAGTGATTGGAGTGGATCTACTAGTCGTGTCCGCATTTCCAAGTCTCCCAAAAGCTCCATAACCCCAAGTCCATAAGGTTCCATCGGTCTTTACTGCTGTAGTATGATTACCACTAGAACTTACTTGTTTCCAGTTGGTGCCTCCGGCAAAGGTAGTAATAGGAGTAAAGACTGATGGTGTAACATTTATGATAGAATTTCCTAATCTTCCTTGGTTTGCATTTCCCCAAACATAAAGTTGTTTATTTACTCCATCATCTCTCAATGCTACTGTATGGTCATTACCAGAACTTACTTGTTTCCAGTTAGTTCCTCCGGCAAATGTAGTGACTGGAGTGGATCTACTGGTTGTGTCCGCATTTCCAAGTTTTCCACTATTTCCAGCACCCCAAGTCCATAAGGTTCCATCAGTCTTAACTGCTGTAGTATAATTACTACCAGAACTCACTTGTTTCCAGTTGGTTCCTCCGGCAAATGTAGTAATAGGAGTGGACCTGGTACTTATAACTGAGGCATCTCCAATTTGACCATTACCCCCCAAACCCCAAGTCCAAAGAGTTCCATCGGTCTTAATTGCTACTGTATGAGCATCTCCACAACTTACTTGTTTCCAGTCGGTTCCTCCGGCAAAGGTAGTAACTGGAGTGGTTCTATTAATTAGAGATGCATTTCCAAGTCGTCCATTACTTGCAGTACCCCAAGTCCATAAAGTTCCATCGGTTTTGATTGCTGCAGTATGAGCATTTCCAGAACTTACTTGTTTCCAATTAGTAAACCATCCGTAAACCTCTATAGGATACTCAAATAGTGTTTCCCCAGTTCTAGAATTTCCAAGTCTTCCATTAGAAGTATTACCCCACACATAAAGTTGTTTATTCACTCCATCATCTCTAAGTGCCATTGTAAAAGAAAATGCACTCACTTGTTTCCAGTTGGTTCCTCCGGCAAAGGTAGTAACTGGTGTAGATCTATTTACTAGATCATTTATTCCAAGTTCCCCTCTGGAATTGTAACCCCAAGTCCATAAGGTTCCATCGGTCTTAATTGCTGCTGTATGAACATTTCCACAATCAACTTGTTTCCAGTCAGTTCCTCCTGCAAATGTGGTAACTGGTGTTAATGGACTAGATGCACCACCACTTCCAATTTGTCCAAAAGTTATTTGTCCCCAAGCCCATAATGTTCCATCAGTTTTAACTGCTGCAGAATGACTTAATCCACCGCTTGCTTGTTTCCAGTTGGTCCCTCCAGCAAATGTGGTAATAGGAGTGGACCTATTAGATATGGCATTATTACCAAGTTTTCCAGAAATTCCCTCACCCCAAACCCATAAGGTTCCATCAGTCTTAACTGCTGTAGTATGATTATTACCACATCCAACATATTTCCAGTCAGTTCCTCCGGCGAATGTTGTAACTGGAGTAGATACGATGCCACTTATTGATGAATTTCCAAGTCTACCATTACCGGTAACACCCCAAGTCCATAAGGTTCCATCGGTTTTGATTGCTGCAGTATGAGCATTTCCAGAACTTACTTGTTTCCAATTAGTTCCACCGGAAAATGTAGTAATTGGGGTGGATACATCAATTGTTTGAGAATTTCCAAGTTGACCGCTAGATCCGCCAGATCCAAATCCCCAAGTCCATAAAGTTCCATCAGTCTTAACTACTGCCGTAAAATTACTTCCAGAACTTACTTGTTTCCAGTTGGTCCCTCCAGCAAATGTGGTGACTGGAGTGGAATTGTTAATTAAAGTTGAGGCATTTCCAAGTTGTCCATTAATTCCATTACCCCAAGTCCATAAGGTTCCATCGGTCTTGATCGCCGCCGTATGATTACCCCCGGCACTTAAGGTATAAAGATCTTCTGGTTCTACTGTAGGAGTATCTGCCCAGTTGTTTCCTCCGGCAAAGGTAGTTACTGGAGTAATTCTGCTCCCCAAAGATAAGGTTCCAAGTCGTGCATTAGTTCCAGCACCCCAAGTCCAAAGAGTTCCATCAGTTTTGATTGCTGATGTGTGAAATGTCCCAGCACTTACTTGTTTCCAATTGGTTCCTCCGGCAAAGGTAGTAACTGGAGTGGACTTATTATTATCTAAGACATTATTACCAAGTTTTCCGTTACTTGCCTCACCCCAAACCCATAAAGTTCCATCAGTCTTAACTACTGCCGTAAAATTACTTCCAGAACTTACTTGTTTCCAGTTGGTCCCTCCAGCAAATGTGGTGACTGGAGTGGAATTTCCAAGTTGTCCATTAATTCCATTACCCCAAGTCCATAAGGTTCCATCGGTCTTGATCGCCGCCGTATGATTACCCCCGGCACTTAAGGTATAAAGATCTTCTGGTTCTACTGCAGGAGTATCTGCCCAGTTGTTTCCTCCGGCAAAGGTAGTTACTGGTGTCTCTACTTGAGATGCAGTATACCTTCCAAGTCTTCCATTAATTCCAGATCCCCAAGTCCATAAAGTTCCATCAGTCTTGATTGCCGATACAAAAGAAGATGAAGTGCTTATTTGTTTCCAATTAGTTCCACCAGAAAATACAGTAATTGGAGTGTATGAAAGATCTGATTGATTGTTTCCAAGTTGCCCACTAAAACCAGATCCCCAAATCCATAAAGTCCCATCAGTCTTGATTGCCGCACCACCATTAGCAGCAGAATTCAAAGTATAAAGATCTTCTGGATTTGTTGTAGGAGTATCTGCCCAGTTGTTTCCTCCGGCAAAGGTAGTTACTGGAGTAAATCTTCTTCTAAGTGGCCCATTTCCTAACTGACCATACAAAGAATTTCCCCAAGTCCAAAGAGTTCCATCAGTCTTGATTGCTGCTGCATGATTTGCACCAGCACATACTTGTTTCCAGTTAGTTCCACCAACAAAAGTGGTAACAGGGGTAGATCTAGAAATTGAATCATTTGTCCCCAATTGTCCATCTGGATTAAATCCATTAAATCCCCAAGTCCAAAGAGTTCCATCAGTCTTGATTGCTGCAGTAAATGCTCTTCCGGGAGATACTTGCTTCCAATCATTTCCCCCAGCAAAGGTGGTAACTGGAGTAAGTCTGCTATCATCACTTCCATTTCCAAGTTGATCATCACCTCCCTCACCCCAAGTCCATAAGGTTCCATCGGTTTTAATTGCCGCTACATGAAAAGCACCTCCAGAAACCGACCTCCAATTAGTTCCACCGGCAAAGGTAGTGACAGGAGTGCTTAAATGTATAAAAGATGACAGATTAACTCCCGCTATTCCAATATATCCCCAAGTCCATAAAGTTCCATCATTTTTGATCGCAAATGAGGCACTTCTACTAGTTGTAATTTGCTTCCAATCAGTTCCACCAGCAAAGGTGGTAATTGGAGTAGATTTATTGTTAGTGGTATCTCCATTACCCAAAAATCTAGCTGTACCCCAAGTCCATAGAGTTCCATCAGTTTTAATAGCAGCAGAATGTTCGTATCCAAGACTAACTTGTTTCCAATTAGTCCCACCGGCAGTAGTCGTAACTGGAGTTTGTCTACTTGAATTTATTACACCAATACCTAGTCCATGACTGTAAGCATCAGATCCCCATATCCACAACTGATCTCCAATGTACTGATCAATCAACCAGTACTCATTTACAAAATAATTTTCAAGATCTCCTTCTGGTGAGAAAAACTGATTAGGCATTTACTTTTTTCTCCAATTCTTCTATGCGAATTTGTTGTTCTTTGATTGCTTCAATTAGTACTCCTATTATATTTCCATAGGAAACCGTCTTCATTCCGTCGTCATTTGTTTGGACAACTTCCGGCAATACTTTTTCAATATCTTGTGCTATAACACCAATTGAAGGACTACCATCTTCTACCCAATCAAATCTTACTCCATCTAATTGTTTTACAATTTCTATAGAATTATCTATATTGCGAATATTAGTTTTCTTATTTCTATCAGATAAAGAAGTAAAGACCGTGGCAAATAACGTTCCCGAAGATGGATTATACTGGAGTTTCGTATTTGAAACATAAGCAGTGGTATAAGTACCAGATGTAGTACTAGCTAAAGTTGGATACCAAGTTGCATTAGTGGCAACATCATTCTGTAAAGTTGCTCCTCCTGGTGCTTGTGCTGACCAACTTACTCCAGCGCCTGTAGAAATTAAAACACTACCTGCGGCACCAACATTATTGAAGAAATCAATAAGACCATTTCTCAGTCTTAAATTACCAAAAACATCAAGTTTTTGTGATGGGTTTGTGGTTCCTACTCCAATGTTTCCACCAAAAGCACCTAAAGAAATAGTACCACTTGCATCAACATCAATACTTGGTAGTCCAGAAATATCATTTACATTAAAGATACTACCAGAAGTTAAATCATTGGTGATAGAGAATAATTGTCCAGAGGATCCTTCCCAGGACATTGTTCCACCATCAGTTGTATATGCCTTTTGAGTAATGTGAGTTGCTGTTGAAGAGCTAGCAGAAACTAAAACATTTCCAAGAACATGAAGTCTTTGTAGTGGATTTGTGGTTCCTATACCAGTATTTGCAGAGACATAAGCACCGCCAGTAACTTGAAGTCTTTGTGTTGCTGTTCCTGTATCAGTTTGACTGCCAATTAAAAGATTTCTACTACTATTAATTCTTACAGCAGCAGTATTCGCAATATAAAAATCGTGAGATGTATTAGAGT